GACAACCTCGACGCCGACGAGGCCATCCGCAATTACGGCGAGATCCTCGGCACCAGCCCAGAGATCTTGCGTGACGTCGACGAGGTCGCTGCGATCCGGGCCGCACGTCGCGAGCAACAGCAGGCTGAGCAGCAGATGATGCAGCTGCAGCAGGGAGCGCAGGCGGCCAAGGTGCTGTCTGAAGCTGACACGCAGACACCGAACGCGCTGACCTCACTGCTGCAGGGAGGCCAGCAAACCGTATGACCTACGACGCATCAGATCCCGTACAGGTGGCCAAGGCCCAGAAGGAAGAAGCGGATCGCATGCGCGATCTCGACTACATCCTGAAGGAGCCGCGAGGCCGCCGCTTTCTGTACGGCTTGATCTATGATACATGTCATGTTGCGCGGCTCAGTCACATACCCGGTGACAGCGACACAACCGCGTTTAACGAAGGGGCCCGCGCTGTTGGTGAAGCTCTGCTTGAGCTGATCCGCACACAGGCAAAGGCCAAATACATGCTGATGCTCGAAGAAAACCACTTCGAGAGCTAGGAAGAGAGGACGAAGAGATGACCGACCAAGTTGAGGGCGACCTGCTCGCCGACACCACCGACACAACAGACACACCGCCGGGCGACACCACCCCCGGCGATCAGCCGCCTGCGGACCCCGCAGGCAAACCAGATGCCGCCGATCTGCTGTCGGATGACGAGAGCGGTGGAAGTGAGGGTGTACCTGAAACGTACACCTTCGAGCCGCCCGAAGGTGTTGAGATCGACGAAGACACCAAGGGCAAGATTGAGGCGTTTGCCGAACAGGCAAAATCGATGGGCCTGAACCAGAAGCAATATCAGGCACTTATCGAGTATGACCTCAGTCGCGCGCAGCAGCTCAACGAGGCCGCTGTCGAAAGCTGGAACACACGGGTCGATGGGTGGAAGACGAGCGCCAAGACTGACAAGGAGATCGGCGGCGAAAAGTTTGCCGACAACCTCAAGGTCGCAGATAATGCGGTCAAGCAGTTCGGCGATGCCGAGCTGCGCGCGTTGCTCAAATCCCCCAGCGTCGACAACCCGAACGGACTGGCAATCGGCAACCACCCCGCCGTGCTGCGCTTCCTGAACCGCGTGGGCAAAGCCATCGCCGACCCAACCTTGCTGCAGGGCGACGCTGCCCCGCAGACGGAAGGGACGCTTCGGCGCATGTACCCGTCCATGTTTGACAAATCGGCGTAACTGAAGGAGGGCCCATCATGGCCACACTTGGCGTCAAAAACCCGACCCTCGCAGACCTCGCGAAGGTCACCGATCCCGATGGTAGCATCGCAGATGTCATCGAGATCTTGAACGAGACCAACGAAATCCTTGCGGACATGACTTGGCTCGAAGGCAACCTGACGACGGGTCACCGTTCGTCCATCCGTTCGGGTCTCCCGACCCCGACTTGGCGTAAGCTCTACGGCGGCGTTCAGCCGACCAAGAGCCGTGCGGTCCAAGTGACGGACACCTGCGGCATGCTGGAAGACTATGCGGAGGTCGACAAGGCCCTCGTTGACATGGCGGGCGATCCCGCTGCCTTCCGTCTGCAGGAAGACCGCCCCCACATCGAGGGCATGAACCAAGAGATCGCGGACACCCTCTTCTACGGCGATGAAACCACCGCCCCCGAAGAGTTCACCGGCTTCGCTCCCCGCTACAATGATCTGTCTGCCGAGAACGGCGACAACATCATCGACGGCGGCGGCACGGGTTCGGACAACGCCTCGATCTGGCTCATCTGCTGGTCGCCCAACACCTGCCACGGCATCGTGCCGAAGGGCTCGGCAGCGGGTCTCTCGCAGCGTGATCTCGGTGAGGTCACCATCGAAGACGCCGACGGCAACAATGGCCGCATGCAGGCGTATCGTACGCACTATCGTTGGGATGCGGGCCTCTCGGTTCGTGACTGGCGCTATGTCGTACGCATCGCCAACATCGACCGCTCGTTGTTGACGGCTGACATCTCGACTGGTGCCGACCTGAACGACCTGATGCACCGTGCACTGACGGAGATCCCGAACCCCTCGTTCGGTCGCTGCGCTTGGTACATGGACAAGCAGATGCTTGCGTTCCTGCGTCGCCAGACGTCCGAGAAGGTCTCCAATTCGACCCTGACCATGGAAATGGTTGGCGGCACGATGCAGACCACTTGGGGCGGCTACCCGATCCGTCGGGTCGATGCCCTGTCGATCAACGAAGCTCGCGTCGTCTGAGCTCAACCTGAAAGGAGATCACTATGATCCTCGATAACCTGCTCGAGTTCGCCGATGCGACCAGCGTTGCGGCAGCCGCCGGAACCGCCCTCATCGGTGACGTCATCGACCTGCAGGAAGCTCGCGACATCGGCAACGGTGAACCGATCTACCTCGTCATCCAGTGTGCTACCTCGATCATCACCGGCGGCAACGCTGGTACGATCAAGTTCCAGCTCGCTTCGGATGCGCAGGCTGCCATCGCAACCGATGGCTCTGCCACGGTGCATTTCGACACCGGCACCTTCGTCACCGATGGTGATGACGCCAACGCTCTGGATGCCGGTGCATCTATCGCTGTCGTCGCCCTTCCGATGGAAGGCACGGCATACGAGCGCTACCTCGGCATTCTGTGTGTCACCGCTACGACCACGACTACGGCAGGGGCGATCAACGCCTTCCTGACCAAGGACGTGTCGAAGTGGAAGGCCTACGCCGACGGCCAGAACTAAGACCATGGGTGGGGCCTCCGGGCCCCACCTTCCACCGATCTAGGAAGAGAGAGATCACATCATGCCCGTGAATGTACGCTTCGACAAAAACGGTTTCTACCACCCCGCCTTCGGGCGCATGGGCCGTGGCAAGAACGCCGGTCGTGTCTATTCTTTGCCCGACTTTTTCGTAAAGGACGGCCACCTCCCCGCCACTGCCGAGATCATCGAGGACAAATCCAAGCTCGAAGAGATCCTCGAAGAGGAGGGGCAGCCCAAGCCCATCAAGCCCAAGGTCGTCGACGAGGTGCAGCTTAAGCGCTCCGAAGACGCTGGAGCTCATGCGGCTGTTGAAAGCAACCGTCGGCCCCCGGTGCGCTCGCGCCGCAAGCCGAGCTCCGAGGAGTAAACCATGACCTCCGAAGTCCAGATCGCGCGCCTTGCCCTGCAGCACTTGGGCGACCGCTACGACATCACGTCGTTGACGGAAGCCTCGCCCGAAGCTGAGCAGGTGAACCTTGTGTTCGACAACGTGCGCGACATGGTGCTTCGTGAGCATCCGTGGAAGTTTGCCCGGAAATATACGACGCCTGCCTCACTGGCGGGCGTCGTTCCCGGCAACTGGTCCTACATGTACACCTATCCCAGCGACGCTATGCGCGTCATCCGCATCGTCAACCCGTTGGGTGATGACAAGACGCCCATCCGCTTCGAGATCGCGCGCAACGCTGCAGATCTCCGGGTGGTGCTGACCAACGAGAGCGAACCGACGCTTGAGTACACAAAGCAGGTAACCGACCCGCAGCAATTCGACCCGCAGTTTGTGATCGCATTCTCCTATCGTCTGGCGCAGTATATCGCCATGCCGATCACTGGCGACCGGCAGGTCATGGCTGACATGAAATCAATGGCTGACATCGAGATCAACAAAGCCAAGGCAAGTGACGCCAATGAGGGATTTGAAGCTCCGCAGCCTGCAGAGGCTGGCTGGATCAACGCGAGGGCCTGACGGATGTCAAAGCTGATCCAGCCAAGTTTTGCCGGTGGCGAGGTATCTGCCTCCATCTCAGCCCGCTCTACGGCAACAGCCCGCTTAGATAAATCGACGCGGGCTGTTGCCGTAGAGCTGGCTGAGAACTTTGTCGCCAAGTTCAGCGGCGGCATGGACAGCAGACCCGGCCAGCGTTTTGTTGCGCGAGCCAAGACCAGCAGCACCGCACGCCTGCTGCCCTTCGAGTTTAACACAGAGCAGACCTATGTGCTGGAGCTTGGCAACCAGTACATGAGATTTCACACGCAGGGTGCCCAGATCCTAGAGGCAGGCAAGGCCATCACCGGCGCAGCTGGCAGCACTATCACCGCCGTCTCCCACGGCTACAGCACTGGGCAAGAGGTGTACTTGTCCGGCCTCGGTGGCGTGACCAACCTTAATGGCCGCAACGTCAAGGTGACCGTCACCGGCGCTGACACGTTTACCATCACCGACC